TTTAACCGAAGAACTAGCCGTGGAAGGTATTGACGCAGTCATAAACTTTGCGCAAGGCCACACCGTTCGGTTCTACACTTCGCCAACCACCGTCGTCTTTGCCCTTATTTTGGACGACTCGGTCTATGGCGTGCTAGATAGCGCGAACGTGTTGGGCTAGGATTGCGATATGGGCGCCAACGCACAGACCACAGTTCCGAGTTTTCAGGCGTCGCAGGTTTTGACCAGTGACCAGATGAACCAATCGGCACGCACGGGCGTGCCGGTGTTTGCGGGTACTACTGAACGCGACGCAGCGTTCGGCGGTGCAGGTGAAAAAGTATTGGCTGAGGGCCAGTTGTGTTATTTGGAATCTACAAACAAGGTGCAGTACTACGACGGCAGCGCGTGGGCTAACCTTGTAAGCGTGACAAACGTAGAACGATTTACCGCGGGGGGTACTTGGACAGTACCGGCAGGTGTCACTTATGCAATTGCGCACATTACGGCAGGCGGCGGCGGCGTCGGCGCAAGTAGCGGCGCAGGCGGTACGTCATCTGTTGCATTTTCTGGCGGCACAGTATCAGCCACAGGTGGCGCAAATACGACAGCCACGGTGAATCTCCCTCAAGGTACCGTTGCAGGCTCAACCAATAGCGGCGTCGGCGCAAAAGGAACAGTTGCGGACTCAACAGGGTACGCACAATACGCCGCGGCAGACGGCGCTTACATTGTTGCAGGCGCAGCAGTAACACCAGCCGCAAGTATTACGGTCACGGTTGGCGCAGGCGGCACAGCAGGCACCAACGGTGCAGCAGGCGGCAGCGGCTATGTATGGATTGAGTACCAAGTATGAGCGAACGCACCGTAGCAATCGTTGAACCAAACGTCACCAACGGCATCGTCGTGAATGTCGAAGTTGTGCCAAGCGATTGGACCAACACCGACCCCGCGCACCTTATCGAATACACACCCGAACAGCCGGCCGCAATCGGTTGGGCCGTAGTTGACGGTGTTGTGATTGTGCCACCACCACCGCCACAACCACCATTTGAGGCGTAGTGAAGTGGCTGGCAATTGCAGCACTCATTACCTTGACGGCGTGCGAAACAACACGCAGCAACAACAGCAAGCCCGCCACCCGGCCAACGTATTGCACACCCGTAGATAGGTGCTAGATATGCGACAGCGATACACCGCCGAAGAATTGCACGCGCGCATGGTCGCAACCGTCGGCGTGCTACTTGGCGTTGTGTTCGCCGTAGTAGTTATCGGGTTCGTGTACGGGTTGCTATTCGTTTCGCAACCAATGGAACAAGCACCTAACGACAAAGAATTCATTAGCCTCATGGCCACAATTGTGACCTTCTTATCGGGCACACTTGCCGGCATAGTTGCAAGCAACGGCATGAAAAACAAACCTAAGTGACGAAGCCGTACCTAGTCACGTCGTACCCGGTAGCAGCCGGCAAGTTACCAGGCACCGAAGAATGGGCCAAGCAAGCCGCCAAGCATTCGGGCGGCGCGCTATGGAATAACGGCACGTTCGTGCAGCGCGACATTCGCGGCAAGCCCGGCCAAGTCTCGAACCATGCGCGAGGCGTAGCCCTCGACTTGTCTTACCGCTACTACCCGGCACAAAACAAAGGCACCAGCAACGGCCGCCAGAAGTCCTTGGAATTTATGCGGCACGCCCTGACAAATTGGCAAGACCTTGGCATAGCCCTAGCGATTGACTACTGGCCCGAACCGTTCGGCCGGTCATGGAAGTGCGACCGCCAATCCTGGCGCAAAGCCTTAGCGCCGACGTTCAGCGGCGCCCCTAAGGGCGACTGGTGGCACGTAGAAATCACCCTAGAACTGGCCAAGGACCCCGAAGCGGTCCGCCAGGCGTTCGCCAAGGTATTCACCACCCCATAACAGTGACCCGCTACCGTCGGGGGTACAACTCAAAAGGAAGGCAGCAACCTGATGACCGACACAACCCCCGAGCCCGTCGTAATATTTTACGAAGTGTTCACCGGCACCATGCCCGACGGGCAGCGCGTAATGGTGCAACTATTCCGCAAGAAAGGCGAGGACCGTTCGATGTTTGCCCAGTTGGCATTCCGTTCAGATAACTGGGCCACGTGGTCCGCACCTATCCGCCTAGACGATATGCACAGCCTCACAGAAACCCCGGTGGCATGAAACTAAGCATCCTCACGTTCTCGGGCCTTATTCTGGCGGCCACAGCCGTTTCGTTCTACATCGCCCCGCTACCCGACGCCGACCGAATAGCCCCCGCAGTGTACGCAACCACCCCTACGGCACCCCAAAACAGCGCTCCACAGCCCGTTACAGCCCCCGAAACGCCACCCCCCGCCACAACTACCCCCCCTAGTTGTGAAGCGTTCGTATTGCTCGCCTACACCCTCGGCTGGCCAGCCGAAGAACTCGACACCCTGGACACAATCATGCGACGCGAAAGCGGGTGTCAACCCGACGCAATCGGCGACCGAACCCGCGGCGGTTCGTTCGGCCTAATGCAGGTGCACATTCCAACGTGGTGCCTACGGTCAAAATATTGGCCCGAAGGTTGGCTAGGCGTTCACGGTTCAGTAGGCCCCGACAATTGCACCGGGCTACTGGACCCCGCCACAAACCTGGCGGCCGCCTTACTTATTCAACGCGAAGGCGGGTGGTCACAGTGGACCACGTACCGACCATGAGCCGCTGGCAAAACATCGAGACAATAGTGGCCGACTTGGCAGACCTGGCCGATAACAGCCCCGACCACCACACCGCGCTTACTGCCGCCCGGGCCCTTTCGGTTATCACCTGGCAAATTGCAGTCGTGGAAGAACTAAAAGGCACCGTCGCAACCTTGGAACACTGGGCAGGTGTTCGCGCTTGACGTACCGCACCTACGAAGAACAGCAACTTCGCAAAGGCGTGCTGGTGCCGGTGATGCCGCACGAAGTTACACGCTTACGCGAACACGCACAGCAAGTTCGAGACAACGCCGCACTGTTAGGCGCTAAACACCGACACGCCTGGGCGCCTAACAGCGAAGAAGAACAGCGCCGCCAACTTGTCGGGTGGATAGGAGAACTAGCACTCGCCAAACACCTGAAAGTGCCGTACGAGTTCGCAGTGAATTACGACAAAACCCGCCACGATGTTGCAGGCCTCGAAGTACGCAGCACCGAACACTTCAACGGGCACCTAATTACCTACCCCGACGACAAGGCCGCGCCGTTCGTCCTTGCCTTAGTGCACCGTATTAGTTTCTACAAGTTTGACGTCGTGCTTGCCGGGTGGATTGACTTAGCCGACGCCAACACCGCCGAACACTGGCGCACCGATATGCGGGCCCCCGGCTACTTCACGCCGCAAGCCGCGCTGCACCCTATGGCTACACTTCGACACACCAAACAAATGAGAGGCAGCAACCTATGGCTTGGCAACTGAATGACTACGTGGACGTACCACACCGCCTGAAAATGTTGGCGGAGAAATTTCCAGATGTTCGCATAATTGAAAGCGGGCCAATAGTGCGCGAAGTAGGCGGCCGCACATTCATCGAAGTCAAAGTGACGGCGTGGCGTTCACCCGATGACCAACACCCCGCGGTCGCATTCTGTTGGGAACCCTTTCCAGGTGATACGCCATACACCCGCGACAGTGAACAGATGAACGCCGCCACGTCAGCACTTGGCCGACTAGTAGCCATTATGTTGCCCGGCGCGTTCGCCAAACTTGCTAGCACTAACGAAGTGTTCAACCGTGCAGGCCCGCCAAGCAAAACGCGCGGCCCGGTGCCCGTAGTAGGTGGCGGCCGTGAACCGTTCGATGATGAGCCGACGCACGAGCAGCAGATTGAAACAATCGTGGCACGTGAGCAAGAAAAAAAGAAAGCAGCAAGCGCAAGCAGCGCCATCACTCAACCTCAAATGAAGATGTTGGGTGCAACCGCTAGACGTAAAGGGCTAACCGTTGCCGAAGATGTTAGGCAGTTCTGTGCCGACGTAATTGGCCGCGATATTACTAGCGCCCGCGACCTAACCAAAAGCGAGGCTAGCGAAGTGATAGACAAATTGACCGCATTACCCGACCAGATTGCGAAGGCCTAAGATGCCAAATATTGTGCACGGCGAAGCCCCGGTCTATTACGAAGACGAAAGCGTGCAACTAATTCACGGCGACGCCTTAGACGTCATGGTGCAGCAAGCACGCGCCGGGTTGCAAGTGGACGCTGTCGTAACCGACCCGCCTTATTCGTCGGGTGGTGCTATGCGTTCAGACAAAATGCGCGACGTAGTGGACAAGTACGCCTCCAGCGGTGTCGCACGTGACTACACCACATTCGACGGCGACCACCGCGACCAACGCGCCTATTTCGCATGGTCACACTTGTGGCTGAGCCTGGCGCGCAATATCACGGTGCCAGGCGGCGACCTACTCGCGTTCATAGATTGGCGACAGTTGCCAACCTTGTCGGACGCCGTACAGTCAGCCGGTTGGCAGTGGCAAGGCGTAGGCGTATGGAACAAAGGCTTCGGACGCCCTAACCGTGGCCGGTTCACAGCCGGCCACGAACTAATCCTGCACGCAACGAACGGCCCAAAAGAACCCGTGGAACGGTACACACCGGCAGTGTTCAGCGCACCTATCGAACCCGACAAAGTGCACCTATCGCAGAAACCAGTGGCAGTAATGGAATGGTGCCTAAATATCATCGCCCCGACCGCTAAGGTTCTCGAACCGTTCGCCGGTTCGGGCACCACCATGGTGGCAGTAAAAGCAACAGGCCGCTATTGCATAGGCATTGAAGCAGATAGGCAACACCTAGAAACGATTGCGCGACGTTGCCAAGAAACGCTGCGGTTCATCTAACACAACTGAATAGGACCCGAAAGGGCGCGACGCCTCGCGGAAGAAGGCGTGCAGGTGAAAACCCTCGGCGACTAATCCTCGTCAGTTCGGCCGTCAGATAGCCAGGGCAAGCCCGCGCGCATGAACACGGCGTGCGGCGAGTGTGAACCGTGCTTATCCAACGGTCGGCGTGGGCCCTGGGCAACTTCTGCCTGAGTAGTATCACCGACAAACGAAAGCAGCAAGATGAAACACAACAGCCGACCCGAACACTACGCAACACTCAACACGTGCAACCTGAAAGCAAGCGCAACGCGCGCGCTAGGCCAAGCGAAGCGCGGCAGGCCCTAGACCTATGAGCAAGCGAACAGCCAACCCGACCTACCGAAAGAACCGCGCACAACTACTACGCGACCAACCAAACTGCCACTGGTGCAAAAAGGCAAAAGCAACGCAAGCCGACCACCTCATCGAAGCCGACCGGGGCGGCACCGATGACTTAGACAATATGGTCGCAAGTTGCGGCAGGTGCAACGCCAAGCGCGGCCAGGCATACGGCACAGCGAAAGCCCGCGCACGCCAAGCGAAGCGACCGAACGTGCCAACAGCAACGCGAACACGAAAGAAAAAACCGAACGCCCTTTTGGATAGCACCCCCCCCTGCC